TTATTCGAACGGCAATCTGATGAAATAACTGTTCGACTTCCGATGTTCTCGGACAACGATCAACACCCCTCTATCTTCTAGTTCTGAGACAGCGCGAAGAACCTTGTCTTCGGACATCGAGAGACGCTTGGATATTTCCTTCATCCCGTACCAGCAGCACTGGTCCTGGCCGTTCATGCGCTTCGCCAGCCAATAGCCGACGCGGAAAGCGCGGTCGGATAGCGCGTCCATCTCACAGATGAAATCGAGCCACTTTCGCCGCTTGTCATAGAAGGCTGCGGCCGCTTGGCCGTCGTCGTTTTTGATGTTCATGCGGATACACATACCGCTGCCCCATTTTGGGGTCAATAAAATATTCCCCATTTTGGGGTTGATTTGTTCCCCACTTTGGGTAATATGCATCTCCATCAGCCCACCGAATGAAGCTCCCACGGGACGACGAAACGGCAGGCGGACAAAGGAGATGAGGAAGATGACGAACCCAGCCGACGATTACCTGAACGGTCGCGAAGCATTCAACAATCCTTCGATGCGGGACGCGGTTGCCTCTCACTTCTCTGGCAAGATCAAGCTCAATCGCAGCAACGACTGGTTCTATGGTTTCCAGGACGCCAAAGACGACGCCCAATGGGACCACTCATCAGCAGATCGCAAGAACCGTGACTTCGCGGACATGTGCTGACCGCGACCAAGCACACCAATAGCCAAGGCTAAGAGGGATGAGGAAATGAGCAGATATCACGTGTGGATGAAAGTTGTCGGAACGACCTGCGTCGAAATCGAAGCTAACTCACCAGAGGAAGCCATCGAAAAAGCAACTGACGAGTACGCTGAGTCCATGGTCAGCATCTGCCACCAGTGCAGCGGCGAAGTATCAGAACCAGTCATCACAGAAGCTATGGAGGCTGTCCTGATCGACTGACCAACTAAACCCAGCGGCCTTGTTCTAGTACCGCGCAATGAAGGGGCAGGAAAATGGCAGATACAGCAAAGCATACAGCCGGTCCTTGGACAGTTCTCGGAGTCGACTGCGTTGATGGCATGAAGTTCGTTGACATTGAGTGTGGCGACGTAGCTACCAAATCGTGCCGTTCGGTATCCTATGTTCGAACAGCTGATGGCGGAGATACCGTTACCGAAGATGATATGGCGAACGCGCACCTGATCGCAGCCGCTCCTGATCTTCTGGATATCGCAAAGCGCAGCATCAAGTACGCCACGACAGCAGCAGCGTATCGGAAAGATCGCGGCTGGGACACTTCTACGAATGAAGACAAGTTCGTGGAAGATGCAAGGGCCGCCATCGCTAAAGCCGAGGGTGCGTAATGTCCCACTCCATCGAAACCCACCTTAACGCAATCAAGGCTGCTGCAGACCGTGCTTCTGGCACTATGCGGTCACAGGCAAGCGCAGAAGCTAACCGTGAGGCATTCAAGGCTTTCATGGCTGACCTCTCTGCTATCTCCGAAGCCCTTGCTTACGAGCTTGGCGGCGACGGCGCTTACATCAGCGACGAATATATCGGCATCACCAGCACCGGCGGCTGCGTTGATAGCGTGTTCCTGGATCTGATCGAAGCCGAGGAACGCCGTGAACCTTATCAGAAGCCATATTCCACACTGAACCACAGCCAGCAAGGCATTTCACAGGTTGCGATGTTCAAGCCTCGCGCTGGGCTGAATGCTGACCTCGTACGGGGAGCGTCATTCCGATGAGTACCATCACTGATGAAATGGTTGAAGCTGGCCTTCAGCACTATTCAGAAGGCGGATGCTGCGGGTTGGATACAAACGAACGTCGTGAAGTCGTTCGGGCGATCCTAGAAGCATCTACAGAAAAGCTGTTCGAAAGAATAACACACCTGACAAACGTCCTTGCTGATTGTGAGGACTATTTCGACCGTCGCTCCGACGCCGATTGCGATCAGGACGGTTTCATCCCCAACGACGAAATGCGTCACCTGACTGCAATTCGTGAGGCCATAGCCAAGGCGGAGGGTCGCGCATGACCACCGCCGCCACTGCCGAGCCAACTTGGCTAACCGTATTCGAACTTCGCCAAGCCCTTATCCAGCAGCGCGCATGGGTACAGCACTGGCAGGAAGACCTCGCATCCAATCTCAAACCCACACCAGAAAGCATGGAGTCTGCTGTCACCAGCATAGACGCCGCTCTGGGTAATGGAGAAAGCGCATGAGCAACATAGTTGATGATGGCGGCGCAGCGTTTCCAGTGCCTGAGGAAAACCGCCTGAGCAACGGGACTTACTGCAATGAAGGCATGAGCCTTCGCGACTGGTTTGCCGGTCAGGCTTTGAGCGGTCAGTTAGCAAATCGCTATCAGGATCAATATGGCGAAGGCCAGCAGGCTCGGAGAGCATACGAGTACGCCGACGCCATGATTGCAGCAAGGGGATGCACCCCATGACCCGCTCCCTCACAGAAATAAACGCCGACATCAAGGCGAACTCAGCATCCGCAAACGCAATAAACGCAATCAACAAGGCTGTGGCGCTTATCGGGGTTCTCATCGCCGCTCTCGGTATTTGGGCGCTCGGCCAAGCAGAGGCCCACTACGAGGCGCAGGATAAAATCAACCAGGAGCAAATCGCATGGAACAGGTAAACGCAGTTGAAATCCACACGCCATCCAGCGGCGTTCCTCAAGTAGCTGCGAACACCGCAGTTACTCCCATGGAAATGTTGGATCGAGCCCTTTCCACTGGCGCCGATATCGAGACGCTTACGAAACTCATGGCTCTGCAAGAGCGGTGGGAAGCCAATCAGGCCCGCAAGGCATTCGATGCGGCCATTGCGGAAGCAAAGGCAAAAATTCCACCGATCACCAGAAATGCGACTGGCCATAACCAGAAGAAGTATGCGGATTTTGCCGCTATCGCTTCCGTGGTGGATCCGATCCTTTCGGAGTTTGGCCTATCCTACCGGTTCAAGACTGCGCAAACTGACAAAATTAATGTCACCTGCGTTCTGTCTCACAAAGACGGGCATTCGGAGGAAACAACCTTATCTGGAGGCGCTGACACCAGCGGCAGTAAGAACGCAATCCAGGCAATTGGATCGACGCTGACTTACTTGCAGCGTTATTCCCTCACTGCTGCCCTTGGCCTTGCCGCATCGACTGATGACGACGGAAAAGCTTCTGGCTCTCTGGACGTTAAGTTCATCTCTGAAAAGCAAGTGATGGAGCTTCGCGACCTTATCGCAGAAGTTGGTGCCGACGAAAAGAAGTTCTGTTCAGTCGGTAAGGTTGAACGGTTGGAAGATATCCCGGCCGACCAATATGCGAATGCAGTCAATATGCTCAAACGCAAGGGACAGGCGGCATGAGCATCCAGATCATAGATTGTGAGCAAAACAGCGATGCATGGTTTGCCGCCCGATGCGGAATTCCAACGGCGTCAGAGTTCGGAACCGTCATGGCAAAGGGCGAAGGAAAGGTTCGCCGCACGTACATGATGAAGCTGGCCGGCGAAATCATAACCGGCCAGCCTACCGAAAATTTCAGCAATCACCACACAGAGCGCGGCCATGAAATGGAAGCTGACGCGCGTGAGCTTTACAGCTTCATGAACGATGTTGAGCCTCAGCTTGTCGGCTTCATCCGTAATGGCCAGAAAGGCGCCAGCCCTGATTGCCTGGTTGGTGAAAATGGTCTTGGCGAGTTCAAGACCAAGATGCCGCATATTCTCATTGAACTGCTGCTGAAAGACCAGTTCCCGCCTGAACACAAAGCACAGTGCCAAGGCGCGCTGTGGGTGGCAGAACGCGAATGGATCGATATCACCTGCTATTGGCCGAAGATGCCGCCGTTCATCAAGCGCGCATATCGTGACGAAAATTACATCATCAACATGTCTGGCGAGATTGACCGGTTCAACGACGAGTTGGCCGAGTTGGTTGATCGCGTTCGGGCATACGGGCAGAAGGAAGCGGCGTAATGAGCGGAAGCGTAAACAAAGTGATTTTGATTGGCAATGTTTGTGCTGATCCTGAGCAAAGACGAACTCAGGCAGGCTCGCCAATCGCCAACCTGCGTGTCGCGACAAATGAGACCTGGCGCGATAAAAATTCGGGGGAGCGCAAGGAGAAGGCCGAATACCACAACGTGGTAATTTTCAATGAAGCCCTGTGCCGGGTCGTTGAGCAGTACGTCAAAAAAGGCTCGAAGCTCTATATCGAAGGCCAGCTCGCGACGAGAAAATGGTCCGACCAAAATGGCAATGACCGCTACTCAACTGAAATAGTGCTGCAGTCATTCAACTCGACACTAACACTGTTGGATGGGCCGAAGCAAAGCGGCGGCTCTACGGGTACGCAATCGCGATCCGGCAGCCAGGGTGGATTTGGCGACTACCCAGACGATATGAATTTCTGAGGTGCGCCATGAAGTCCGAATCTCCTCCGATTTATCTCTTGCGACGTGGCGACAGCCTAATCGGTGAAATGGAAATGGACCGCGATTGGGTGCGCCAGCAACCGCACGACATGCGAATCAAGGTTGAACTACGCACCGGCCGATCGCCGCAGCGCCTGCGCTTCTATTGGGCTTTCCTCGGCAAGGTCGTTAAGGCTACTGAATGCGCCCCGACCGCCGAGAGCCTGCATGCGCTCGTCAAGATGGAAACCGGCTTCACCACGCCGATCAAGGTCAAGGGCTACACGGTTTTAGTCCCAGCCTCGATTTCCTTCGGTTCCATGAGTGAGCCGCAGTTCGAACAATTCCTTGAAAACGCGATCCGCTTCATTGCCGAGACGTTCGGCGTGACGCCAGAGCAAGCATTCTCGGAGGCAGCATGAACACGATAAAGCAGCACTTAAAGCGCTATCCGAAGGCAAGAACCTCAACTTTGGCGCGGATCCAGAAGCAGGAAGAAACGACCAGGCAGATTAAGCGCAGCCTGCCGTTCTGGAAGCGCGTCAAGCTGTTTCTCAAGGGGGTGCGATGAGTAGGTCTGTCGAGGAATGGATTGGCAGGACCGACGACACCAAGGTGCCGCCAAGGGTCCGCCAGCGCGTGTTCGACAGACACAACGGCATATGTCACCTGACCGGCCGCGCAATTCAACCAGGAGAAAATTGGGAGCTTGAGCATATCCACGCTCTCATCCTTGGCGGGCAGCATCGCGAGAGCAATCTAGCCCCTGCCCTTGCAGAGGCCCACAAGGTCAAGACAGCAACAGAGATGAAGGTGAAGGCGAAGACCGATGCTGTTCGCAAGAAGCATCTGGGCATCACCAGGCCGAAGCAGACGATCAAATCCCCCGGGTTCCCCAAAACCGAGAAGGCGTTGAAGCGACCTGCAAAGCCGTCGTTACCGCCGCTCAAACTGTACGAGGCAAGACATGCCGATAAGCGCTGAGCGTATGAAACGATATCCCGGCGGATCGATCTATTCGAAGGAATGGAAAACGTTTCGTGCATCGCTGCTGGAGCGCGCAGGAAACCGCTGCGAAGGCACGCCACAGCATCCAGAGTGCAGAGCCGTAAATGGCGAAGCTCATCCAGAGACCGGTGGCAAGGTGGTGCTGACCATCGCGCACATGGATCACGACGAGACACACGCCGATCCAGAGCGATGCCGTGCCCTTTGCCAGCGCTGCCATAACAAATGGGACGCACCACACCGGAAGGTCAACGCCCGCCTCACACGCCGTCGCAAATCACCTCAAATCGATATCGAGGATTACGCCCTCGCCAGCACAGGAGGCGAACACAATGCAGAGTGAAGCCAATAAGATATCGCGAGAGGAATTGGAGCGGCTGTTTCCTGCAGGATTACCGATGGCAGTCGCAAAGCTCTTATTCCCTGAAAAATCTGAGCAGATGACCATTGATGAAATACGTTATCTTGTCCGTTCAGCCGCCCTGTCTGCTGCGCCATCCGTGACCGTGAAAGATGCGTCCTCCCCAGACTTGCTGCTCTATAATTTGCTCATGGAGGCGATTAACGAAGGCGTTGCGAAAGTCAATGATCCCGACTGGACGACAAAGGACTTTGGAAAATCTCCATACTATCAGGCTATTCACGCGGCCCTCTCCGCACAGGTGCAGGACGTGGCGGACGAAGACTTGAGGAAGGCGTGTGAAGCTTTCGCGGAAGCATCGGCGATTTACCCAGACGGTGAGGCACGAACGCCGATAACGGACTGGTTTGATCTAGACGCGCAAGACGCTGTGGATTTTGGCGTTCTCAAAGAGCCTTCTTGGCATGGGCATTCTGATATCCGAGGGATGCAGCAAGAGCAGTACATTGCAGCAGTGGTGAAAGAGCCTATGCGCGCTGCATTACTCGCTCTACAGGAGAAGCGGTGATGGAAACCTGCAGTTCCTGCAAATGGTTTGATAAAGGCGCGACGGACGGCCTTATGCACAAGCACTTGCTCATGCTCGACGGTCGCAGCCCATCGACACAGGACATGATGCATTACAGAATGCATAACAAAGACGGACTTTGTCGCTTCTCCCCAAAGCCAGAACAGAAACGCGAAACCGAATTTTGCGGGCAACACGTTCAAAGGAGCGAGGGATGACATCGACAGCAACCGTAAAGAAAGCAGACCTACGCAGGCTTGCCGCTGTAGCGAAAGAAGCCGGCGTCTCTGCCTGGGTGGAAGTCGATGGGAAAAAGTTTGGAGTTTCACCCGATATCCCAGATATCCACAACCCACCGCAGCCTGTCAAAAAAGAGAGGATTCATCTCTAATGGGCGAGATGCCGCGCAAACTTCCAAAATACGTTGTTAGAGAAATTACCCGTCACAAGACGGTGAAGTTCTATTTCAGACGGGGGAAAGGTGCGCGCATCAGGCTGCCAGACGATATCACATCAGAGGAATTTGAACGTCAGTACCTGGCCGCATTCGCCGGGAGACGCCTTTCTAAGGCAGAGGTGAGCAACACCCCGAAAACAAGCCTACGGTGGCTGATAGATCGATATAAGGAAAGCGCAGTCTGGAGAGCATATTCAGACGCCACCAGAAAGCAGCACGATAATTTCTTTATCGGTGTGCTGGAGAAATCAGGTTCTGCAGCTTTCAAAAACATAGACCACATGGATATGCAAAATGCCATGGAAGACAGGTCTGATAGACCAGCTTTGGCAAACAACTTTCTCAAAGCAATGAAAGCCCTGTTCAAATGGGCAGTGAAGAACGGACATATCGAGACAAACCCAACTGATGGGATTGAGCGATTCCGTTACAAATCCGACGGATTTGAACCGTGGACAGTTTCAGATTTTGATAAGTTCTGCGCGAAATGGCCGATAGGCACAAAGCCGAGATTGGCAGTCGAACTGCTTCTGCACTCTGGCCTTCGCCGAGGCGATATCGTCAAGGCTGGAAAACAGCACATGAAGGGCTGCATATTCACCATGCGCACATCAAAAACCGGCGCCGTGATCACAGCAGAATTCCCGATTGAACTGATGGACGTCATCAGCCAGACAGAAACTGGCGAACTGGCGTTTGTTGTGTCGGAGAAAGGCACTCCGTTCACAAAAGAAAGTTTTGGGAATTGGTTCCGTGACAGATGTGGTGAAGCCCATGTTTACAAGAGCGCACACGGCGTGCGGAAACTGTCGGCAACATTGTCGGCGGAAGGCGGCGCAGCAGCGCATGAGCTGATGGCGCAATACGGCTGGACGAACATCAAACAGGCTGAGATTTATACCCGTGGGGCTGATCGTGTGGCCCTTGGCATCAGAGGGTCAAAGCGCATTGCGCAGCAGCTCAAAAAAGGCTGA